CAAACAGAACTTCCTATTGAAGAACAGTTAATGAAGCATGGTGCCCGATACGCTTCTCCTATTGAAGAAGCGGCACAAAGCGGCTATGAAAAGTTTATGGAAGAAGAACGTAACCAACAAAAAATGAGAGCTTATAGCCCAAGCCCACAAGAACGTATTGCCAACCTTGGTGCTGATTTTTTAGGTAAATACATGACCGCACCCAAGGCGCGTAAAGTTGCGTCAAACGTGATGGGTGGGGCCAACAGTGATTTGCCTTTTGGTTTTGGTTTGGTTGACGCGGCCAGTTTTATACCGGGAGTAGCCCCCGCTTTGATGCCTTATTACAGCGCACAGGGTGGTTTTGGCGCCGGCAGAGACGTGGCGGAAGGCAACTACGGAAGCGCCGCGCTAAACACGGCAATGGCTTTTCCTCCATCAACACTTGTCAATAAAGCAATTCAAGGCGGCAAAAAAGTTTACGGCATGGGTAAACAAGCGCTAAGAGATTCAACAGCGGCTAAATACGTGCCCGGTTTAGGTTTTGCAGGCTACTCAGCCAACGCAGAACCAGACCAAGGACAATACCAAAGCGTGTTGCAAAGACCCGAATACAACAAAGCGAGTTTTAACCAATAATGCAACCAATTATTCCACTCCAAAAGGGCGGTAACCTGTCCGCGTTGTCTTACGCAGAAAACGAGACAACCCAAGAGGTAGACACGGACAAAGAAGTCCAAGATCTGGCCGAGGCGCTGGACTTGGACATTGACGAGGTAGAGTCTGAGATCATTGAGTTGGAGGACGGGTCTGTTGTGGTGAACATGACGGAGACACAAAAACCGTCACAAAACCCAGAGTTCTACGCCAACTTGGCAGAAGAGTTAGAAGAGTCCATCCTTGACGGTTTAGCGTCTGAGTACCTTGACCTGATTGAAGTGGACCGCGAGTCCCGCAAACAGCGTGACAAACAATACGAAGAAGGCATCCGCCGCACAGGTCTGGGCAACGACGCCCCCGGTGGCGCAACGTTTGACGGCGCGTCCAAGGTTGTGCACCCTATCATGGCAGAGGCCTGCGTGGACTTTGCGGCAAACGCGTGCAAAGAGTTGTTGCCGGCAGACGGTCTGGTGCGCACGTACATCAAGGGCAAAGCAGACTCCAAGCGTTTAGACACAGCACAGCGTAAGGCCAACTTCCTGAACTGGCAGTTGACCGAGCAGGTTGAAGAGTACCGCGACGAGATGGAGCAGTTGTTCACGCAACTTCCCCTTGGCGGCTCACAGTATCTCAAATGGAGATTTGACAAGGACCTCAACCGTCCGGTGCCAGAGTGGATTCCAATTGACAACGTGCTGTTGCCTTTTGCATCGACTAATTTTTACTCAGCCGCGCGCATTACAGAACAGCAAGACATCACCGAAGACATGTTCAAACAACGTGTCGAGATGGGTGAGTATCGCGATATTGAGATATATACCTCTGACCTGTTGCCTGAGAACCAGACACAGTCTAAAAAGGCCAACGACAAAATTGAAGGTCTAACAGAGCCAACCAAGAACGTAGACGGTTTGCGCCGCGTGTACGAAATTACAGCGTTCTTGCGTTTGGAAGATGACCCGTTGACAGATGGTGCACGTGCACCGTACATCCTGACAGTGGACGAGATCACAAGCAAGGTGGTTGCACTGTACCGTAACTGGGCGTCTGGTGACCTGCGCATGCGCAAGCTGGACTGGATCGTGGAGTACAAGTTTATTCCATGGCGCGGCGCCTATGCGATTGGTATGCCACACCTGATCGGTGGCTTGTCCGCGGCACTGACTGGATCGTTGCGCGCGTTGATGGACTCAGCGCACGTGAACAACAGCCAGACCATGTTGAAGCTAAAAGGCGGACGCATTGGTGGCCAGACAGACCGCATTGAGCCAACTCAGGTCGTAGAGATCGAGGGTTCACCCGGCGTGGACGACGTGCGTAAGTTGGCAATGCCACTGCCGTTCAACCCACCGTCTTCTGTGCTGTACAACCTGTTAGGTTGGTTAACAGACGCGGCCAAGGGTGTTGTGAAGACAAGCGAAGGCCGTATTGCCGACGCTGGTAGCAACACACCTGTTGGCACAACACAGGCGCTGATCGAGCAGGGCTCGAAGGTGTTCTCAAGCATTCACGCACGACTGCACCGCAGTCAGGCCAAGAGTCTGCAGGTCCTGTCCCGTATCAACTGCTGGTACTTGGAAGACATGGACAACCAGTCCGGTGCTGAGATTGCGATTGAAGACTTTGAGGACAACTCAGACGTCAGCCCGATCTCTGACCCCAACATCTTCAGCGAAACACAGCGACTTACACAGGCGCAGTTGGTAATGCAGTTGGCAGACAAGGCGCCGCAACTGTACAACGTGCGTGAGGCGCACATGCGCGTGATGAAGCTGATGAAGGTGCCCGACATTGACAAGGTGATGCCTAACCCACAGGGCTCGGTTGAGAGTAACCCTGCACTGGAGAACGTGCAGATGACCATGGGCCACGCGTCGGCCGCGTTCCCAGACCAGAGTCATATTGACCATTTGAAGGTTCACTTGGCGTACATGATGGACCCATCGTATGGCGGCAGTCCTTTGATTGGAACAACAATTACGCCGCTGATGTTAGAGCACATCAAACAACACTTGACACTGCACTACCTGCAGTCAATGCGCAACTACGTGTCGCACGCCGCCGGTGGAGAAGACTCGTTCAAGCTGAATGAGGAGCGCAAGCTGGACCAAGCGGCCCAAGAGGCGCTGGCTGTGGCCGCGCAGTTGGTGAACCAAGACGCAGAGCAGACGTTCAAGGGCATCAACCCAATTGTTCAGCAACTTATGCAACAGATGCAACAGGCCAAACAGTCTCAGATGCAGTCAGCGGCGATGGCAGACCCAACGTCACAGGCGCTCATCCAGACACAGATGGCAGAGACCAAACGCAAGACAGAAGAGGCGCAGGCCAAATTCCAACTGGAGCGCGAGAAGATGCAGGCCGAGATGGCAGACAAGGTGCGCGACATGCAGGCCAAGTTGGCAGAGATCCAAGCCAAACTGGGACTACAGCAACAGTTGGCCGATCAGGACAACGCGGCCAAGGTGGCTATTGCCGACATCAACAACGCCTCAAAAGAGCGCGTGGCAATGATCAACTCAGACCAAGCGTTGAGCGCACAACAAATCAAACAACAGCATTCACAAGAGATGACTGCGTTGGAAGCAGAAAGCCAAGCGTACGCAGACCTGCGTAAGCACGGGTTAGACCAAGCGCAAGCAGAAGAGCAACGTGCACACGATGCGGCGATGCAGGCGCAACAACAGTTGGCCCAAGCGGTTCAACAACTTCAACAACCAACAGGAGCACAGTAATGGCAACAGCAAACGACAACATGGGTTTTCGCAAAAGCTACATGATCACAGGTAAACCCGGCTACGCAGGCGGCCCCGGCTCACCCGTAGAAAAAGGTCCCTCTGGTTCAAAGATGGCCCCTAAGGCACCCTTGTACCAAGTACCGCCCGTAAATAGTCGCGGTTTGAAAAAATAATTTAGGGCATAAGTACACACATTTGTGTGTACTTAGTTATAAGGAGGGTTTTTGATGAAAGACCCGTTATATGAATCGATCTTTAGGATCAAAGAAGCCGTTGAGTTTTTACAAAGCGGCGTTTTGAACGGGGTCGATAGCTGGGACAAATACAACCAGCTTGTAGGGAGAGGCCAAGGTCTGCAAGAGGCTTTGGAAATTATCAACAGTGTCCTGCGAGAGGACGAGGAATCTGACAATGACAGAGAGTAAGTACCAAGTAGATGGTCGGAGTGAAGCCGACTGTTTTCCGGCAGTTGATCCGGGAATCAAGCTTAAAGGCAACCGAATCGTAGTCCAACTGCGAAAAGCCAAAGACGTTTCAAAAGGCGGCATCATTCTAGTGAGTGATACAAAAGCCACCGAAAAATGGAACGAGGTGATTGCAAAGGTGGTGGCAGTAGGCCCCTTGGCATACAGAGATCTTAGCACCCTTGAAACGTGGCCAGAAGGCGCGTGGGTAGAGGTAGGGGATCTTGTTCGTGTGATCAAGTACGGCGGCGACCGCTGGGCAGTACCACACGGCGACGGCGAGGTTGTGTTTATCATTTTGCAGGACCGTGAGGTTATTTGTGCAATTGATAATTTTGAAACCGCGAGGACCATGTTCCCCGCATTTGTTGAATAAAGGATTTCGTTATGAAATCAGTGCAAAAAGCAGAAATGCAAGCTGGCGAAGACATCGCCATTAAAGAGCGTGATGATGGCAGTGCTTTGGCGGCCATGGACGATCACGTAGACCCGTTTGAGGGCACAGAAGATAACACATCGGCGTCAGACGACGACGGTGATGGTGACACAGAAAGCTTTGCCGAAGGCGGCAATGTTGAAGGTGACACCGAAGAAGACAGAGAGGCCCTTCGAGCCGCGCGTCGTGAAGAGCGACGCCTGAAGAAGGACCTGACGAAGCAACGCGAGGTTAGCGCAAAGCATAAGATCAGTTCGCTGGAACGCCGCAACGAGACCCTTGAGCGCCGGTTGGCCCAAGTGGAAAACGCCGCAGTAGGATTCCAGTTTGCACAGATCGACCGCTTGTTGGAAGACGAGTCCACGCGCGTTGAGTACGCGAAGATGAAGGCAACGCAGGCCGCGCAGGCGGGCAACGTGGCCGAGCAAATGGAATACATGGAGCAGTTCCACAACGCCAAGACAAAGTTGGCGCAGGTGCAAATGCTTAAACAGCGTCAGTTGGAAGAGGCTAAACAGCCCCGTAACAACGTGCCGAGCCCTGTAACAGAGACGGTTCAGCAAAACGCTACTGAATGGTTACATTCAAACCGCTGGTACGATCCAAGCGGTAAAGACACAGACAGTCGCATTGCCAAGGTAGTTGACAATGCACTGGCAAGCGAAGGTTGGGATCCAGCAGACCCAGAGTATTGGGAAGAGTTGGACAATCGATTGAAAGAACGTTTACCCCATCGGTACACGGGCAAAACAGGCGGAGAACGTAACCGCCGTAGCGGAACCTCAAGTGGTCGCACAGACGTGAGTGGTAGTGCTGTAAAGAACACCTTCACACTGAGCAGAGACCGCGTGCAGGCGCTCAAGGACGCAGGAATGTGGGATGACCCTACCAAGCGTGCTAAAGCGATCCGAAGCTACGCAGATTTTGACCGTAAGAACCGAGTAACGAAATAAGGGGTAAGACATGGCTAACAATCGAATTACACGAGATTTAGACGACCGCCTGCAAGGGCGTGTTGATGAACTGAAGGCGCGGAGTGAAATCTCCTCGCCTGATGAAGCAGTGAAGCGTGAAAGGCTGGAGGCTTTTCGGGACAAATGGTCCAACAACGCACTGCCGGACGTACCGGGTGGTTTACTGCCCGGTATGCACCTCTGCTGGCTGTCAACGACAAACCAGTATGATTCAATCGACAAACGCATCGCGTTGGGTTATGAGCCAGTGAAAGCCGCCGAATTAGGAAAAGGCTTTGAACACTTAGGCAAGATGAGCTCGGGCAAGTTTGAAGGTTGTATATCTTGTAATGAGATGATCTTATTCAAGTTACCAGAAGACATTTATCAGGAAGTGGCAAAAATGCTTCACCACGATGATCCTTTGGAACACCAGCGCAACATCACGTCGCAGGTTCGTTCACAGGCTGAAGGTGGTAAAGGTGGACGCTCCATTCTGGAAGGTGGCCTCTTGGAAATGGAAAAAGATGCACATAGATCCGCACATAATCTGCGGTTTAGTTAAACAACTTTAAGGAACCAATAAATGAGTGCAACTTACACTCCCTTTGGCCTGAAGCCCGTATATCATCCTAGCGGCATTATCCGTTCATTAAACTACACCGGCGTCTATGACACGGCGGCAGTTTTTTACAGCGGCACTCCTGTCTCTTTTGATGAAGCTACGACTGCAGGCACATCTACTCTCATCGTCGCTACTGCGGCACCTACAGCAGGTCAGCGTTTAGCTGGTGTGTTCGGCGGTGTTGAGTACACAGACGCTTCTGGCCGCCGCACCGTCAGCAAATGGTTTGGTCCCGCTTTGGGCACCGCCACTGACGTCGTGATGTGGATTTTCATGGACCCCGAAATTGTGTATGAGATTCAAGCTAACGCTGGTGTCGCAAACACAAAAGTCGGTCAAGAATTCAACTTCTTGACACCATCCGCTGGTCAAATCATCGGCAATGGTGGTCTGGGTACTTCAACCGCAGGTTTGAACCCCGCCGATGTTGCCGTAGGCACACAAGCACAAATGCAAGTCACTGGTCTCGGCCGTGAAATCAACAACGCTTGGGGTGATAACGCAACTGTTGTGCAAGTGAAGCTCGCTAACGACGCGTTCGTTGCCGCTAACGTAGAATAACTAAAGAAAGGAAGTAGCACATGGCAACCCCAATGCGCAGTACGGACTTTAGAGCGGTAGTCGAACCTATCCTCAATGAAGTCTTTGATGGTGTATACCAACAACGCGATGACGAGTGGAAGGGTTTCGTTACCCAGATCACCGGCATTCCCCGCAACTATCACGAAGAAGTGATGCTGTTCGGTATGAACACAGCCCCTGAGATGCCTGACGGTACACCCGTTTCGTATGACCAAGGCGGTACTTTGTTCATTACCCGTTTCATCTATAAGATCTATGGTTTGGCATACGCCATGACCAAAGTCTTGATGGAAGACGGCGATCACATTCGTATCGGCTCGACCTTCTCGAAGCACTTGGCTCAGTCCATGATCGAGACAAAAGAGACTTTGTGTGCAAACTTGTTGAACTTTGCGTTCACTGCCGGCTATGTCGGTGGCGACGGTAAAACATTGATCGCAAATGACCACCCAATCTCCCAAGGTCGTTCTTTCAGCAACCAGTTGTCTACAGCGGCCTCACTTTCACAGACATCTGTGGAACAGTTGCTGATCCAAATCCGCTCTGCGGTGGACAACAACGGTAAGCGTATTCGCCTGAAGGCGGAGCAACTCGTGGTACCTCCTGCTTTGGAATTCCAAGCAGAAGTTATCTTGAAGTCTGTCCTCCGCTCCGGTGGCGCTGACAACGATCTGAACCCTATCAAGTCTACTGGCATGTTGCCAAACGGCGCCCACGTGGTGACTCGTTTGTCCTCAAGCAAGGCTTGGTTCATTCAGACCGACGCTGAAAACGGTTTGATGTTGGTCATGCGTCGTCCCTTGGAGCGTAGCTCTGAAGGCGACTTTGAGACTGACAGCATGCGTTACAAGGCCTCTGAGCGTTATGCTACAGGTTGGCACGATCCCCGTAATATGTACGGCACGATCGGTTTGTAATCGCAGACCTAGCCGGGCCTAAAGACCCCGGCACCCTAAACGCCCTACCTGCAAAGGTAGGGCGTTTTTGTTTGTAGATATGGGTAATTCTATGTAAGAGCTATAATCAGCATCGACCCGTAAAGCTCACGGGCGGACGCCATAGAGACGGTGCTGTAATCTTTCTATGGAAAGTACATAAAAATGTCAGTAACTTTTAACACCCCTATCCGCGTTTTCAAGCGCAACAACCCTTCAAACGACGGCGTAATCGCCCCTGATAACACAGGCGCGGTTCAGTGTGCTCAACAGGACTACATTGCCCCTATCACGGCAAACCGTCTTGCTGGCGTAATTCCCGTTTTTGCTGTTGGCACAACCACAGCGGCACCCGCTGTAATTCCTGCCGGCGCCATTGTTAACCACATCTTTTTCATGCAAACCACAGCGCCTTCAGCGTTGACTGGCGGCGTGATCACTGTGAACATTGCAGGTGTTGATGTCGGCACAATTACACCAACAACAACCGGTGGTCGTATTGGTATTGCCTTTACAAACACAGCCGCTGTGGCCACAGTGTTGAATAACGTTGGTGCAACCGACGCAACCGTTACGTTCACAGCAACAGCCATTACAGCTATTACAGGCACTTTGGCCGGCACGTTTGACATCCAGTACACAGCACGTAACCCTGATGGTTCTATCATTGCCGTAGGCTCTGGTTACACCAACAACTAAGGACTTACATGCGTCAAGTAACTGTAGGGACCGACGTACTCGTTCCAATTGACCAGTACCTGACACCGATCAACATTGCTTATGTTGCATCGAGTGGCACGGTACAGGTGTCCTACAGCGACCCTTTTCCATTGAACGCGCAAGGCTACCCAGTAGCCACGCCGCCAACAATGACTTGGGTTGCGGCGCCAACCAGCCCGATTAAGGATGACCCCATCCGAGCAATCAGGGTTACAGGTGGCGGAACACTCACAGTTATCCAAGCTGGAGTTCGATAATGGGTAACGCCTACTACGGCGGCCTTTATTGTGACACGCGCGGGCAGTCTGTACTGTCCGTCGCTGTCTGCGATCGTTGTAATCGCAAAATGTCGTACACCCTTCTCAAAGAGGATCCTAACTTTCCCGGTCTCATGGTATGCCCTGACGACTTGGACCAGTTCGATCCATGGCGCCTTGCCGCCATTCAAACTGAGAACATCACCCTCAGGCACCCGAGGCCTGACGTTTCTGTTGCGTTACCGGGGCACAGCCTCCCAATTCCCAACGCACCAAATAACCCTAATCTGGAATAGTTATGGACTCGCAAGACCTGTTCAACGCGGCCATTACGCTGTCCGGTGCCTTTGGAGGTTGGATCTTGAAAACGATCTGGGACGCCATAAAAGATCTCAAATCTGAGATAAAAGAATTAAACCGCGAAGTCAATCAGGACTTCGTGCGCCGCGAAGATTTTAAAGACTCTATGACCGACATTAAAGAGATGTTGAACAAGATCTTTGACAAGCTGGATAACAAGGCGGACAAGTGAAATGGGCAGTTTTAGCACTGATCATTTGTCTATTACTTGGTGCTGAAGCTAAAGTTGGTTGCCACGTAAG